AGGAGAACAGCCTTTGACACCGCCTCAAGTGAGGTGCTGGTGTATTTTCCTGAAGCAACAAGAGTATCAAGAACGGTTGTCGCAGTGCCAACTGTTGTCTTAGTAGAGTCTGCAACAGATTTAGACATTTGTACAAGTTTGTCTGCTGCAACTCCAGCAAAGTTCCCTGTCAATGTCAAAGAATCTTGAAACTTATCAAACTCTTTATGAGCCTCATATGCCGCAAAAGCAGTAGCGCCAAAAGCGGCAGCAACAGATGTAAGTCCAACACTGAATGGCGTAAACAATGTACCGATGGCTTTGAACATAGGCCCAATGCCACCCATCACATCCTTTAATTGACCACCCTGCTGCAAGATGGCGATGATTGGACTTTGACCTGAAGCAATCTGCGTAAACAAGTCAGTAGTTTGGTAGGTCAGTTGAATCTTTTGCTGTTCGTTCATCTTGAACGTAGCACCAGCAGCATTCTTGGCGGCGTTGGCAACCTTGTCGTAGGCGGCAGCTTGGGCTAAAAGTTGTGCTGCTTTTTCAGTTCCCTTAATGTCCTTTAGCCGACCTGTTGCTAACTGACGCTCAATTTCCGTAACCTTGCTAACGGTTTTGCCGTAATCTTCTGTTGCATATTTAAGCGACTGAATTTCTTTGTCAGCAGCTTTCATTTCCCGCGCAATGGCGTTTTTCATCTTTTGCGTTTCGTAAGCAACCTTTTGTGCTTCCGTAGCAAAATTACCCATCTGGAGATCAAGCGCGATCCCCAATGTTGCTGCATTCTGATGATTAGCCATCACTTCCTCTTTCTGGCAAGTTTTTGTGCGTACTCTGGAATTATCTTGCCAAGACTGTCTTTCAAATCACTGATGACAGTTGTAGCGCCATATTGCAATGCTGGACGCAGAAATGGTCGAGCAGGAATTTTTTTAGTGCCAAATTCTTGTGCCAAAGATACAGCACTTTTCTTAACAGAAACTATAGCCAAAACCACAGAGTTGTCACTAATACTAGGCGCATCTCTGTCGTTAGGAGTTGTCAGCCGCGACTTAAGTTTGAGGGTGTCCCTCATGTGAAATGGGCTGTAGTCGCTACGAGGCTTTTCGTTGTCGTAGGGGGCGTAGGCTAGGGCAGCGTAGTAAACGCTCTTCATGGACTCTTCAGCGGCTTTGGCAAGCGTGTTCTTAAGCACAACATCCATCTTAAACCCATTGGCAAGATCAATGATTTGTTGCTCAAACTCAGCAAAGCCCGAAAGCTGGAACTTCATGTCCTTGCCTTCAAAGCCTTGCGTATCAATATGTTGAGCCATGCTACTCTTTCAGGTAAGCCTCCGAACCCGGTCTAGTAGCCAAGAATGCCATCAATTGCTTGCTGGCTTGCTCTTGCTGTTGTTCCTTTGTCAGCGGCGGGACAATGTATTCGTGCGTTGATGGAAGAACATCTTTCATCGTAAACGGTCTTGTCGTCTTCTGTATTTTTGAGTTTAAGTTGCCTGTGGTCAAGGAACTTAAAGCCAGCAAAACAGCTTTGTTTCCCAACATACCGTCAGACAACATAATCTCGATATTCCGCATATCGTCTACAGGAACATCATCAGGACACCCGCCATGAGCGTAAATATACGCTCTGGCTTGTAGGCGAATGTCCCATATTAGTTTTTTCGGGAATCCTTGTATCCGGGCTGAATTGCCTCAGAGATTTTGGCAAGGATTTCCAACTGAACGGCAGTGGGCCACTCAGCTTCAATGTCTTCATAAGTGATTGCATCAAGAGTTCCATTTACAGGAACTAACAGCTTGATGTACTCAATTATTCTGTTTTCCATCTGCAAGATGGTCTTTATCAATTCTTTGGTAGAGCGACCTTCAACAATCACATCATCATCCGTCACCACAACACCTTCAATAGTGCCAGTGCGGAAAGATGCTGTCATCTTGTCAAAGCGTTTTTGGTATTCGGTTTGATCGTATTGTTCAATACGCTCTTGCATAGCATCAAGCTCTTTTGTCAGAGGGATACGAACATTGAAGTTGTATCCAGCAAGCTCAAAAGACTTGGTACGCAGATTGGAAATTTCGCCAAAGGCAGATGTGAGTTTTGTCATGGTTTATCGTGTGGTTTTGATGATCTTGTGGTAAATCGACTCGTTGACGCTGATGGCGTAATCCACAGCTTCGTCAGGAGTCATCTTATCAGCATGATTCCTTGCAATGTCATGTGCAAGGGCAATAGCTGTAATTCTTTGTTGTTGAAACCCAAACCAATTCTTTGACGAATCGGATTGGGCTACAAGGAAGTTTAGAAGGTCGTTGCTGTCTTTTACTATCATGTTTTGTTACTCTGTTGTGTCTGGTGGAACTTCTGGTGCAACTTCTTCAATGACCACCACAGGAGCAGTCACGTTGTACTTCTTCAGCAGAGCCAAAGCAATTGCTTCGGCTGTATCGGGTTGAGCAGTAGCCTTCGCAAGCTCACCAGCATCAACCACCATGCCACGAGCGACAAGATCAATGTCGCCGTAGCTGGTCACAATTGCTTCGATTGCGTCAGAAACTTTCATCAGTTATTCGACCAGCCGTACTGGTTGCCTCGCGGATGAATAGTGAATGTGCATTTTGCTTCAGCACCCGGCTGTGCATCAATTTGGAATTGACCCACGCGACCGTTAAACGCATAAGCGACAGTGTTTGTGCCTTCCACTGCTGCGACCACAAAAGTGCGGTCAACAACACCAGAGTAAGCATCAGAACGAATCTGCAACAAGGCTGTATCAGCAGGGTTCCAAGCAGACGTAATGGTCATGCTCGTAGGAGCCGCTTGCACAGGAATCTTGTCGCTTTGACGAGATCCAGCAACACCGAAACTTGCCACGGCATCATCCATACCAAAGGCAGGGATAGCTTCGACAGGAACAGCAACACCAGCAGCGCCCGTGCCGTTAGCAACAGTGCCCACAATGGTGGTTACTTGAGCAGCCCAAACAGACAAGTTGGCTGTGGTCAAAGGGGTAGGGGTTGCAGCCGATTGCATCCAAAGCGATGCGGCAAAACCGGGAAGAACTTTTGCAGGGATAGCCATGATGACTCCTTATGCGTTGTTGGACCAACCGTATTGGTTGCCACGGGGATGGATTGTGAATGTAGCCTTGGCTTCTGCACCGGGAGCAGCATCTACTTGGAACTGGCCTACACGCCCGTTAAAGGCGTAATAAACGATGTTTGCACCCTCGGTAGCCGAAATGATGAAAGTGCGGTCAATAACGCCGGAATAGGCATCAGCACGCATTAACAGCAAGTTGGTATCAGCAGGGTTCCATGCAGCCGTGATGGTCATGGAAGTTGGAGCAGCTTGCACTGGAATTTTGTCAGACTGACGCGAACCCGCCACGCTGAAACTAGCAACAGCATCATCCATGCCGAAAGCAGGGATTGCCTCAACAGGGATTAAGTTGCCACTAACAGCCAATGGAGACACGCTTGCAACCAAGGACAACTGTGCAGTAGTCAAAGGAGTAGGTGCGGCTCCGGGTTGTGCGTATAACGCTGCCGTAAAACCGGGAAGAACTTTGTTTGGTAAAGCCATTTTGAGTATCCTTCAAAAGTTGAACAATTGTCTTGTTTTACGCCGGGATGTCAATGGTGCAATCCAAAAAGATTTGCGCCATCTTTTCCTCATCGTTGTAACTGTTGTAAAGCCACATAACGTCAGCTTTGGAGATGTAAAAACCATCTGCTGGACTGCCCAAAATCCCGCTATACCCATGCAAGGCTTGCAGAATCTGATTTGAGATTGTAAATCCATCTTCAATCTGTTGAGTGAAAATAGAAATCTGAAATACAGGACGGTCAATGCCTTTGTTGCTTTGCGTCTGCCCTGTATATACAGGCTGATGCACGTTACGCAGCATCCAAGTAATGAACTTGGGCTGAGTCGCAAAGTTACGGTTAAAAGCCGCATACACAGGCACTGGCGTGACAATGTTAGCCAGTTGGTACTGGATGGCTTTGCCGTAAACAACAGGGTTGAGTTGTGTTGCCATTAGACCGCCGTAACTGGATCAGAACGATAGCAAAGGAACGTGACAGTCATGCGATCATTGGATTCCCTTGCACTGTCAATACGCCAATCTTGCCCACGATATGTAATTGAGTAAAGGTTTTGATTTGCCACTATCAATTTTGTGTTTCGCGTGTAGTTCAGCGTAAAGTTCGTCATGTCTTGATACAAACGATACTTGTCAGCAATCTTTAAACTATTTGCAACATCCGCAACTCTTGCCCGAGTTGCAAACCACAATGCTTGAACAGTTGTGCCTTCACCAAAATCCGACTTGGTAAAAGTCAGATTGTTGACGTTGATGCT